CAAAAACATCAGATAAGTTTTGATCTAGTTTTTTCATGATGCATCTGGAGCCTCAGTTATAATTTCTGCAAATCCAAACTCATCATCAGGAGCAGCGTTTGCAGGATCGGTTTGTGTATTAATATTCACATAAACTTGTGATGAATTTGCAGAGTCAATAATACTTGTATTTGCACCACGAATAATCTTGGAATCTTTTACTCCTGGGAATATGTAACCTTTTATTGTAAATGACAAGTTCCAAATAATTAAACGAGTAGTCATAAAGTCACCTTCATAATCTACTTCATTTGAAACTGAATTTAAAATAATAGGTAAATCGTATGAACGATTTAAGTCAGGTATTAATTTTGCAGTTACAGTAAAGTCTGGTGTAAAGAAAGGTAGAATCTGTTCTAGTATTTGTGTACCATCTTCTGTATTACGTACATAAATTGCAGCATCAAACGTAAAATCATAAGGTACTGGAAGATATTGTGTCTTTGAAGATGTATTAGTATCAGTAGAACAATTCATTAATGTTGTTTGTTGTTTACGAGAAGAATCGTAACTCATACCAGTAAGTTCAAATGAAATACGTGGTACAACAACATTAACTGATTTTGTTAGTGTTGGATCTGAATTAATACGGACAATATATTTTTCTTTTGCACCATATGACAAAGGTACTTTAAACTTTTCTTTTGCAGTCAGACCATCTTTAGTATATCTTACTAATTGAATGTCGTTTAAAACTGTACCCATCGCAATAACAATTTTGCGAATAGTACGATTATAAAAGTGTGCGTTACCTAACATTATGGTTCACCAAATGGATTAACTTCAGTAAAATCAATGATATCATCTGATTCAAACTCAATAGCATTGTTATCAATCAAATCTTCTGTTTGTGTATCAAATGGTGTCATGTCGTCTATAGTTCCAATCATTTGATAACGTGCATTACTTGTTTCACCAATTATAATAGTTCCGTTTGCAAAGTTTCCTTGAACACGAACAAGTTCCAAATAGTTATTACCTGTAGTATTAACAGAATGAACTATACCTTGTGCAGTTGCGTTTGCAAGATCAGGACCTTGATAAACAATTTCAGTTAATCTGTATCTAATATTGTTACCAGTTTCAGCATATGGAATATGTGTTCTTCTATACAAATCAAACACTTGTTCATCAACTTCTGTAACTCCAGTTTCTATAATCTCATCTGAGAATACGAACTGTTTAAGTTTTAATGCATACACATAAACATTACCACCACGTCCACGTCCTAACGTATAGAACATTGCCTGATCGTTTTCATGTTCCACGAATGTAATCTCAAAGAAATTCTGCATTAGTGGAATATAAACTAGATCACCTTCACGTGGTCTAATTAGATTAGATGCACCTGTTGAGTATTTAAATCTACGGCGAGAAACAAGTAAAGATAATTCATCACGAATCTCAAGACCAAACTTGGACATAAAATCTTGTTCACCATCCATACCTGTAACATTCTCAAGATACATTTCAATCGGGTATGCATTAATATATTGTTTTAATGTGTCCTCACCGTAGATTGTATCTACTTTATCTCGACTGGTTCTTGGAAGATAAAAGACGTCCATGCCATAGATTTGCATAGCCTCTATGACTAGATCCTCAATGAGCAACTGCTCTTGAGTTATGTGATCTTTGGGAAAATTATTGAAGTAGAAGTTTGTTGACATTCATCATTATCCTATGAACATATCGCCAGGGAGGATATTGAGTGAGTGCATCTGTTCCTGCATGTCTTTAATTTCTTGTATTGCTTCATCATAAATTTCTTTACCATTTAGTGTAACACCACCTGGCATTTGAATTCCACCAAACTTTTTAAGGTTGTTACCCCATTGACGTTTAATCAATGCGGTAGCATATTCTTTTAGAAAACGATCATTCCAAACATCTGAGTTACCTTCAATAGTAACAGTCATTCCAGATGTATTAGAACCATGTGGACCAGTAGTAATCAATTCAGTAGGAGAAATAATTTTCATTACTTGTCTTGATTCATCACCAATGTTAATAAAATCTTTTTCCATTACCTCTTGGTCAAACTTTGTGCTTGTACCAATGATTGTATTTGAGGTTGTGTTACCAGTTACAGTACCAGTCAATGTAATAACTTCTGGTTCAACTCTACGGTAACATTCCATAACAACATACTGACCAACATCTAAATCTCTTGTCCAGTCAATATCTAAGTATAGTTTATTGTGATGACGATTGAATCTGAACTGTGGTGTACCAGAGAATAATAGATTCAATGTACGAAGGTGTTGCATTGTGATTTCATATGACACATACGATACCGATGTGAAATCATAGAGATCATGTAAACGTAGTTGGTAACGTAAGTCAAACATATTGATTGACGAATTAGATTCATCAAACGGTAGAACACCAGTTACAAATATAACTGAATCTGGACAGTAAATCCATCCACGATCAATGTCTGCTTGTTGTATTCGATGTTTGAAGTATGATTTTTCAGTACCATCAAAGTGGTAATCATTCCAATACTCTAGTGCTTCATCGATACGATCTTCTACCTGATCGTCATCTACGTTGATGTCGATAACAGGAAACCCTAACTGACGAAGGCAATATTCTTTAAATTGTGTTCTTGTTTTTGGATGTGCCATAGTCGTCTATTTATGCTGTGTATGTTCCTGAACCAGTAAACGTATGATAAGTATAACCACCTGATGATGTTACTGTTCCACCAGTACCTCTTTGCGATCCTAAGTAAGCAACAATCGCAACTCCTGAACCACCAGTAACATATGCGGCTCTATTTCCACCTGCACCACCTTGTGCTCCACTACCACCTCCTCCACCACCTGTATTAACAGTTCCAGTTCTTGGACCATAAACAGTAACATCACCATTAGAGTTATAACTTCCTCTACCGCCACCACCAGTACCGCCAGTACCAGCGTCAGAAAGATTTGTTCCTGGCCAACTTCCTCCACCTCCACCACCGCCATATGTCTGTCCATTTATCCAAGTATATCCAGAACCACCGTCACCTGCTATAGTTGACGATGGAGCAGCTTCACCAGCACCTCCAGCACCACCTCCACCTCCACCAGCGTGACCATTAACACCATTTCCTCCAGGATATCCTTGACCTGGTACACCACTTTGTCCAATACCAAATGGTGCAGCTGCACCGTTACCACCACCACCTGATCCACCAGCTAATGGAACTTGAGTATCATAGTTACCACCTGCACCACCACCCTGAGCAATATAACTTGTTCCACTTATTATGGCTGTTGTATTTGTGCCGTTAGTTCCTCTTGTCGTTGTGTCTGTTGTAGATCCACCACCGCCGATTGTAAAAGTGATAGAATCGCTACCTGGGATTAACGCACCTGATGTTCCTGTAATAACACCGCCACCACCACCACCACCTGCATGCCAGACTCCACCACATCCTCCGCCAGCAACAAGTATATAACTAACTGTATAAGAATCTGAAACAATACTTAACCATCCAGCTGATGGCATATATGCTTCCATTCTGTTTAATGTGGTGTTGTATCTGATAGAACCATTGGCTGCTGATGCAGGACGTTGTGCAGTTGTTCCTATAGGTATTGAAAAGTAACTATTTGAAGTTGTGTTTGAACCATATTGTGCAGATAAATTTGCTCTTACAAACGCACCATTAGCATAAAGTGCAGCAGAGTTTGCTGTACTGAACGCAGGTTGTATTTGCGGTGCTACATTGTTTGCAGAACTAAATGCAGCATTAGCTTGTAAAAATGCTGAGTTTGCATACTGTCCAGCAGTTGCATCTGCAATAGGAGAACCATTACCAATGACTGTGGCAGTAAAGTTTATACTATTATTCGATGGAATATAGTTTATTAAATCTAATTCGGTTGCGTTATTAGCTGCTTTTGACATTTATTCTTCCCATTTATTCATAGGACATGTTTCTGATTGAACTTGAACTCTTAATGGCATAAATCTAATAGGAACAGATTTTTCACAATTCTTTAAATCATTATCAAACATTGGACATAATTTACATGTTCTATATCTAATTTTCATTGCAACAGGATCAGATATAGGAACGTCTGTAGAAATACCTTCCTGATATTCACGTATCATTAATGGATTTATTATTCCATCAAGAACTCTTTGTTCTAAATGCAAATAATATTGTTCTTCTTCAAGTGTTATTCCGTTAGTTTGTCTTGTCATTTTACCCAAATCCATCCAATCTGATAACCACTATTTAAATAACTATTACTATTCCAATCTGATGAACCTATTCCATATATCTGACCTTTACTACCAAATCCAATAAAACTATCATTAGAAGAACAATCACCTTCATTATTCATAGATAATCCGATTCTTGCACCGTAACTATAGTTTTTATTTGTTCCTGCTTGATTACAGTTAGGTTGTGAACCAAAACTATAATTAACTCCAGCAGCCACTCCCCATGCAATCCAAGCAGCTCTATTATTTACAGAATTTAGTGTTGAAGCATTCATTAATCCATACATAGTATAAGCAGTCCAAGTTTCATATAAATTATTTGTTAATAAGTTATAACACAATCTTTGTCCAACAGTTGCTGGAAAATAGTTATAAACGTGAGTTTTTATATGCCCAGCATACCCAGGACTTTCAGTTTCATTAAATACACCAATAGTCGTCCAATCAGTAGAATCGTAACCATTCCATTTTGTACTATTATTATAAACTTTTGCAGCTAACATCCACCCACCACCATTAGTATTCATGTCACAATAGACTTGTGTTGGTCCTACTGTTGGTAAATTAATCCAATAAAAACCATCAATACTAGTTCCTGTTCCAAGTTTAATTGCTGCCGCAGAAGAAGCAGCACTTGCAGCAGAAGCACCCAAACCAACAGATACAGTATTAGCCCATGAACCAAGATATCCAATTTCTAAAATTCCCGTTTGAGTGTTCAGTCTCATTGCTCCATTAGCAACATTTGACGGCCTTTGAGCTATACTTCCAGTAGGTAATGCAAAATATCCAGTTGATGTTGTATTTGCGTCATACAATGCAGCAGAGTTTGCTTTTATAAAAGCACCGTTAGCATATAATGCAGCAGAGTTTGCTGTACTAAACGCAGGTTGTATTTGTGGAGCTACATTATTTGCACTACTAAACGCAGCGTTTGCTTGTGCAAAAGCACCATTAGCATACACTCCTGCGGTTGCATCAACAATAGGAGCACCGTTACCAATTACTGTGGCACTAAAGTTTAAACTATTATTACCAGGAATATAGTTTATGAAATTTAATTCTTTTGCGTTATCGTAGGCTTTTGACATTTTTATACTGGTGGTGTGTAATCTGATTCGTCCCAAGATAATGTAGATTCATTCCAAGTTTGTATTTTACCTTCCCTTGTTGGCATAGGTGTTGGTGGATTCCATCCAGCAGTTTCATTATCCAACGTCCAAGAAGGATATGGTTTTGGTGGAACAAATGCGTCTAGTTCACTATTATAAGTGTAACCATGACCTGCATATCTCTTACGGAAATTACCGTTATAAGATGTTTGTTTCCAAGACTCATGTCCTGTTAATTTTTTAAGAAACTCGATACCAATTTCTTCTTTTTCTTCTCCTTGCGGAGTCATGCAATCTACATTGTTGACAACCAATACTTCTAATACTACATTGTCAATCCCAAGTTTTGCAAAATGTGCCATTCTAATTTTCTCCTATTAAGTTTTATATCTATATCTGATAACCACAATTCCTGATCCTCCTGGACCACCATCACCACCTGTTACAGAATGAGTGTGTGCTGCACCACCTCCTCCAGCACCACTAAATTGAGCTCCTCTACCACCGGAACAATATGCATTACTAGAACTATCTGTTGAGTATGGCCAACCTTCAATTCCTGGACTTGCTAATGTGAATGACAATCCACCTGCACGTCCATAATTGTTATTAAAGTGTGCTGGTCCACCTCCACCTCCACCACCGGAACCGCCGTTACCACCATAACTGGAGTGACCACCGCCACCACCACCACCTGCCCACCAATAGATTGCGCCAAGAATATCATTACTTACACCAATACCACCATTAGGAGCATTTTGATTTGAACCATCTCCAGGTGCTCTAGTGCTTGTGTTAGTTTCAGCACCATTGTATCCTCTACCTCCTGCACCGCCACCACCACCTGGCCAGTATGGTCCACCTGTTGTAGCTCCAGGATATCCTTGTGATCCAAATGCTACACCACGATTTGCGTTTAATCCAGAAGCACCACCACCTGAACCACCTGATCCTGCGTAATTTGATATTGTATTATGTCTTGAAGCACCACCGCCACCACCAGGGCATGTTACAGATGAGAATATACTTGGGCTTCCATTAGCACCTGCTTGTACAGAACCGTCCGAAGCAGCTGTTCCTACGGGTACGTTAGTCGCACCTCCACCACCTGCACCAACGGTAACTGTATATGTTTGAACACTTACAGGAAATCCAGTAGCTGCTTGATATCCACCAGCACCGCCACCACCTCCCATGTCACGTCCTCCACCGCCACCGCCGCCGATGACCATGTAACGAACTTGTGATCCATCGTTAGGATCGGAACCTACAGAAAGAACTTGAAATGCACCAGAACCAAAGAATGTATGAATCTTTTGATTACCATAATAGGTAATAGAACCACCAGTAGCAGTTAGATATGTTCCAGTAATGTCAACATTTTGACTTACGGTAACAGAAAGATTTCCACTAATTGGAATGCTTCCCGAAAATGCTGATAATAAACCAAACGACATTAGTATTTCTCCAATTATTGAAATTTGTATTTGATGACTACAATACCAGAACCACCATTACCAGTTGTACCGCCAGTTTGATTTGTTGTTCTGTGGGAAACTCCACCGCCTCCGCCTCCAGTATATTGACCAGCGTTACCACCTGAATATCCTGTACCTGTACTTGTTGATCCTACTGGAGATGCTTGTTGTCCAGCCGAACCAACATTAATTCCAGAAGCTCCACCCATACCTTGATTTTGAACGTAATATGCTTGACCACCACCACCGCCACCGCCAGTTCCACCATTACCACCGTTACCTGAATGTCCTCCTGAACCACCACCTCCACACCACCAGTATGCAGGACCTAAAATAGAATTCTGTACTCCTTTACCACCATGACCAGCATTATATGAATTGTTATTTCCTGGTCCAGCGGGTGTTGCAGTTTCAGCACCATGCATTCCTATTGATCCAGCACCACCGCCACCTCCTGGATACCACATGCCACCCGATGTTCTACCGGGATATCCCATGTCTCCTCTTATAGCTCTACCATGATTTCCATATTGTCCAGAAGCACCACCACCTGAACCACCTGATCCTGCTTTGTTTGTTTCTGCACTATGTCTTGACGCACCACCACCACCGCCAAAAGCTTCCATTGTTCCATATGGACTAGTGATTATAGATGATGTTCCATTAGATGCTGCTCTATTACAATATTGAGAATCACCTTGATTCATTGTTCCATTATCACAAACTGCACCTGCACCACCTGAACCTACTGTAATTGTATATTCTGTTTGGAAGACTTTGAATGAAGTACATGCATAGTATCCACCACCTCCACCACCACCACCCATATCTAATCCACCACCTCCGCCACCGGCAACCATCATAATTTCTACAGTAGAACCAGAGACACTATCTATACCTAATGATCTCACGTTCATAGTTCCTGAACCATAAAACGCAATAATCTTATAGTCACCCGAAATGGTTTCAGTAGCACCAGATGTGGTAATAGTCATAAAACTATTCGTCGTGTCTGGTGCTGAAGGAACAGATATGTTTAGAGAACCAGTAATTGGTACTCTACCACCTAGATATGATAACAATCCAAATGTCATTAATAGTTCTCCGAACCAAAGACTGATGAACTAATATTACCAGTAGTTACATTTGCAACAATACGATCATTAGAAGCAAGTGTCATACCTATTGTAAAAATCAACGTATCTGTCATTGGAAGAATTGCTCTGTTCGTAATCATATTATTTGAACTTGGTTGTTCACCAGACTGTACTGCGTACATTGTTACAAAAGCATTTGACGTTAGATTTGCATTACAAAAACTAACTGTAGAAATTACCGCAGTATTTAATGCTGGAACTGTGTAAATATTCGTTAAAACATTTGCGTTTGGATTTGACTGACCTAAAATTTTATAAACGGTTGGCATTTATGCACCCATGAGTAGAAACGGACTTAATCCACCACCAGCAATAGTTTGTCCATTTGCTGTAATAGCGACATTAAAGTTAATTGTATTGTTTGCTTGTATATACTGCCCTCTATTTAGAACAGGTTGTGTATTGATTTGTTCTCTTGCATAGGTATCAATAAATGTTGAAGGCACTCCAGTATTTGACGATATAGCAAGTGTACCGCCAGAATTACTTAGTACGATTCCATCAATGTCAATAGAGTTCGCACTAACGTATATACTTTTCCATCGTAAAGTTTCTGAACCAAGATAGTATGTGTTAGTTGCAGCAGGTAATAGATTTCCTGCAAGTGTCAATCCACCTGAAACAGAACCACCAGTAATTGGTATCGCATTGACTAAAGAAATGTTTGGAGTTATACCAACAACTTCAATAACATCATTTAACCCAGGAGTTAATCCAGTAATTGTGACGTTTGCACCATCAGATGCAGTAACGTCATTTGGAATATTAAGTTTTAAACCATTATAGAAAACATCTACGTAACCAGCACGATAAGGTGTTGACGTTGTAAATGTTGTTTGACCTGCGGTTGCAAAAAATGTTTGACGAGTTACCGTTCCTGTTATTGCAGAAGCTAATGTAGTGAGTTCAGTAATAGGAACATTTGCTTTTAGTCCAACAACTTCAATAACATCATTTGCTTGTGCTGATGATGTTAAAGTAACAGTTAAACTGTCTGTTGCAGTATAATCTTCAGTATTGTATAACTTTAATCCGTTATAATAAACATCTATGTAACCAGGAAGATAACCACTAGATACATTAAATATTGTTTGTCCATTTGTTGCTTTGAATGATTCTCTTACACTCCAAGCAGATGCAGTATTTAAAGTTGCATATGCAGAATTAGCTTTGATAAATGCAGAGTTAGCATATGATCCAGCAGAACCACCACCTAAAGTTTCATAGTTAGTTCCATCATTTGTGAATGTCCAAGAATCAGTGGTCTCATTCCAAATAATTCCAACATTAGAAGATGAACCACGATTAATCTCAATACCGGCATTTTCTGTAGGTACTATATTATTTGGTAAATCTGAATTAATTGTAAGGATATTGTCACTTAAAAGTACAGTACCAGTATTAACTTCAACTCTAGTACCACTAACAATCAAGTTTCCAGTAATAGCTAAGTTACCATCAATAGTACCACCCGAAGATGGTAACTTTGTATTAGATGATGCAAAGGCAGCATTGGCATGTAAGAATGCTGGTTCAATTTGTGGTGCTACATTATTTGCACTATTGAATGCTGCATTAGCTTGAATAAACGCTGAATTTGCGTATGATCCAGCAGTTGCATCTGCAATAGGAGAACCATTAGAATAAACATCAGTTGTGAAATTTATTCTATTGTTTCCGTCAATGTATTGAATCTTATTTAATTCAATAGCATTATTTCTTATTTTAGATGGGGCTACCATTTATTTTTATGTTTCCTGTTGTTTCCAGTTTAAAATCGATTCATCCCAAGTGTAATAATTACCATCACCTGTTGGGTATGGTATGGGTGGTTCCCATTGACAAGTAGTTTCATTTAACGTCCAAGAATTAAAAACTCTTGCAGGTATAAATGCATCTCTAAACTCATCATACATTCCACCAATTGTCGCATAGTTTTTTCTAAAAGGTGTGCCACCTAATTTATGTTCGCCAGCATATGTATTGTAACTAGTTCTTTTACACTTTTGTTTTTGAAACTCACCATAGTATTCTTCCCAATTGATACCATCTTCACCTTCTTCTTTTCCAACTATAACGTGAGTTACTATATTGTTTCCGTCTAAAAATGCGTAGTGTGCCATATTGATTCCCATTAACTAAATGTAATTGTTCCTGTACCAGCAGTAAACTTGTAGATTTTGTATCCGTTTCTAGTAGCAGTATCAACAACTGCGGTCAATCCAGCAGATACAGTAGCAGTAGTTCCAGAACCAGTTGCTGGCCAAACTAAAACAATCACACCAGAACCACCAGTTCCCCCACCGTTCAATCCACCGCCACCACCTCCACCTAAGTTTGCAGTTCCCGCATCTCCTGGTCCACTTCCTCTACCAGTTCCTCCACCACCTGAACCACCCGGCATTGTGTTTCCTTGTCCGTCTCCACCTGCACCACCACCGCCTGCGTAAGTAACAGTTGGTCCAGTAATTCCATAAGTAGCACCGGCACCACCAGTACCACCTTGTTGTGCAGATTGAATGTCTCCACCTACTGCACCAGCACCACCGCCACCACCACCTGCAGCACGACCACCACCACCTGATCCTCCACCATTACCACCATTAAAACCTTGTGACGGACTTACTGCTGGAGTATTACCGGCACCACCGCCTGTATTGTTTGGTCCTGCACCTCCACCACCCGAACCTCCTGGTTGCCCTGGAGGACCTGAGTCAGCACGACCACCTCGTCCACCACCTGCGGAAGATACGTCTGAAAAAACAGATGCGGAACCAGAACTATCTCCACCTCCACCTGCTCCAACAGTAACGGTATATGCTACACCAGTTTGATATTGGTAAGTGCCATATCGCATACCTCCACCGCCACCACCGCCACCAATAAAACTACCACCGCCACCACCGCCACCAATAACAAGATACTCTAGTAATAGAGCAACCCATGGATTACGAGGATTGGATACCCTTCGTGGATTAACATTACGTATTTTAGGCGTTTCGGATATTGTTGATCTAACACTCATGTTTAGTAAATTTCGGATCCAAATAAATTAAAAGAAACAGTTGAACCAGTTGTAAATACCGTAACTACATCTCCATTACCCAATGTTAATCCTGATGTTAAAACAATCGTATCTAAAAAACCAACAACAGCATTTGCCGTAATGTAATGTTTTTGTGCAATTGCAGCACCTGCCGGTCTGATTGCAATAGAGTAGTTTACGTTTGCATTTATGTTTGCATTACAAACAGTAATAGTGGAAACTATAGCAGAATTTGATGCTGGTACTGTGTAAACATCAGTATTAGTGTTTGCTGTTGGATTTGATTGTCCTAAAACTTTATATACTTGTGGCATTTTACATTCCTGATAACATTAATATGTTTGGTAACGCTGCAACACCACCTGCATTATTTGCGGTATTATAAGCAGCATTAGCTTGTATGAAAGATGCATTTGCTTGTACGAAAGATGCATTTGCATATAATCCCGCAGAGTTTGCTTTACTAAATGCAGGTTCTATTTGTGGCGCTACGTTATTCGCTGAGTTAAATGCAGCATTAGCTTGTGCAAAAGCACCATTCGCATATATTCCCGCCGTTGCATCCACAATAGGAGCACCTCCACTAATTGGAGTAGCGGTAAAATTTATCGTATTATTTGAAGCAATATAATTTACGTAGTTTAATTCTATTGCGTTATTTGCTGATTTTGTTGGCATGTTCTATTTATGTTATGATGTAAATGATCTTGATTTAGATAACATTGTTTGGAGCAAATCCAAAAAATCCTACTCTCTCACCGGACCCGCCATTATAACTTAGTGAAGCAGCATAATAACTTCCACCACCATCACCTGCAACAAAGAATGAATGATTGGCATCTCCACCAGCTTGTCTTATTTCTACATAATTTGATCCATTCCAACCATTATCAGTTAGAGCGTTGCCCATCTGTAAATGGTTTGGATATTCAGTATTAGTTTTAGACCAATAAAAACTTCCTGTTCCTCCCGCAGACCTAGCAGATATTGAACCTGTGAATTCACCACCACTAGGAACATTATCAAACATAGCTTTAAATACTGATGGAGTTACAGCCATTTGTATCCATTGAAGGTATGAAGCTGTTGATAAAGATGTTCCCGTAGAAGTTCGATATTGACCAACTATACATCTATTTGAAGTATCCCCACTCCAACCAGTTAAAATAGTTGCTGTTGCTTCTCTAAATGTATTATTATGTCCTCTAGTTCCTGAAACACTAGTAGAGAGTGTTCCAACGTCTGTAAAGTTTGTTATTAATGTACCGGATAGTTGTGATTGTGTTAAAATCATATATCCTGTATTACTATTAATTGTCCAATCTGTGTATACTTGAAATGCATTTCCAGAATTATAACCAGAATTTTTATACCAATAAACTCCGTTAGTTGGTACTGATCCCATTATTGATGCAATTTGAGCAGGTGAACCTGCTGCTTTTACACTTGTGGAACCATCTAGATAAGGTCTTACAATAATACTAAATGATCTTGTTATTTGATTTCCACCAGCATCAGTTGCAGCTGCTGTGAATGTACTTGTTGTTTGAGACTCAACATCAGTTGGATCACCACTAATTGCTCCAGTCGATGAGTTTAAGGTAGTTCCTGCTGGAATTGAACCAGAATCTATCGTGTATGTTATACTTGTTTCGGGATCATATGCATTTATAGTTGCATGTGTTCCAGTTGCATTATCATAAATTGTTGCAAGAGTTCCAGATGCAGTATTCCATGTTGGATTAGTTCCTGTTTGAATTGTATCAAACTTTGTTACAGAAGCAGTACCATTTGCTTGAATAACTCTAACATCTAATGGTCCTTCTGCAACAGTAAATGCTCTTGGTGTTGTCACTTGCAATGTTGTAGTATTACCATAAGAAACAGTTGCAGCAGTATACTCAGTTCCATTTGCAGTAACAAATCTTACCGATGCATCTTGTTGAAATCCTGTTCCATATACTGTAAACAATGCACCAGTATTACCACCATAACTGGCAGGAGTAACATTAACAATTGTTGGTACAGCACCAGTTACTGTAGTCCATCCAGATAATGTATATACTTCTGCAACTCCTATTGTCGTATTGTATCTTAAAGAACCTAACTGTGCTGACGCAGGACGTTCTGCTGTCGTTCCTTGTGGAATTGCAAAGAAAGAATTAACGGCAGTATTAGCGCCATAAACATTAACACTATTAGCAGCGTTGTATGCAGAATTAGCTTGTAAGAAAGCACCGTTAGCATACACGCCAGCGGTTGCATCAACAATAGGAGCACCGTTACCTATTACTGTAGCAGTAAAGTTTAAACTATTATTACCAGGAATATAGTTTATGTACTCTAATTCTTTTGCGTTATCGTATGACTTTGACATTATTGATACCTATATCTGATAATAACAATTCCAGAACCACCATTACCACCATGTCCATTATATGACGCATATCCATATTGTCCAGAACCTCCTCCGCCTCCACCTGTATTTGTTCCGCCTGCCCCACCACTAACTTCACCACTACCGCCACCAACTCCAGGAGAACCAGTATTCAATGCAGATCCGCCACCAGCATACGTAGTAGATGGAACAGAACCTGCACCACCACCACCTCCGCCACCAATACCACCAACACCGGCAGGTTGTTCCCATCCTGCACCACCACCACCACCTGCCCAATAGTAATCATTGTAAATTGGAAGTGATATTCCTGGTCCACCGGCTCCACCAATTGTTTGTGATTGCCCATCAAAACCTACACCACCAGCACCACCCCCACCGCCACCTTCTTGAGCATTACCAGGATTGTTACCACCAGCGTTTCCATACGTTGTTCCATATGGTGAAGTACCTTGAGTTTTTGAACCACCTGATGTTGGTCCATGTCCAGCACCACCACCTGAACCTCCAGGTTGTCCAGCTATTCTAGTATCATTTCCAACATAAGTTCCACCTCCTCCTCCACCAACACCAGTACCGTATGCGCCAAAAGAAGAATTGGCTCCATTACCACCAACTACATCTGTTAAAGCTCCAACACCACCGGCACCAACAGTAACAGTATATGTTCCAGTCGTCAATATAGTAGATTGAGAAACGTAGACTACACCTCCACCTCCACCGCCTCCTCCATGACGACCACCGCCTCCACCCCCACCGGCAACTACTAACCAGTCAACATATGCTCCAGATGAGGGTACTGAAGTTACTGTGAAAGAACCTGAACCAGTAAAAATATGTAACTTATAATTACCAGAAGTTACAATTGTTCCACCTTCTGCTAAGAGTGATCCAGCATAGTATACGGTACTCCATCCATTGTAATATAATTCTAAAGCAGCGTTTGCTGTATTGAATCTTAGAGCTCCTGGTGATGGAGAAGTTGGACGTTGTGCAGTATTACCTGCAGGTAATGAGAAGAATCCAGTTGCTGTTGTGTTTGCACCATATACATTAATGTTTGCAATTGCAGCATTAGCAGTATTTGCAGCAAGGAATGCTGCGTTAGCATATAATCCCGCAGAGTTTGCTTTACCAAATGCCGGTTCTATTTGTGGTGCTACGTTGTTTGCAGAATTAAATGCGGCATTAGCTTGTCCTCGTGCAAATGTATCGATGAATGTTGATGGCGATCCACTAGGTGTACTAATCGCAAGAGTACCACCAGAATTGCTTAGAACTAAACCATCGATGTCAATAGAGTTTGCACCAACATATAAACTTCTCCAACGATTAGTTGCAGAACCTAAGTAATAAGTATTGTCTGATGTTGGTATTAAGTTACCTGCGATGTTCAATCCACCAGAGATTGTACCACCAGTAATTGGTATTGCATTTGCAAGTGCAACATTAGGAGTCAATCCAACAACTTCAATAATAGAATTTACTGTTGGAGATATATTAACAAAATTAATTGTCGTACCATTTCCTGCCGTTACATCCTCAGGGATATTAACTTTAATACCGTTGTAGTATACATCAACGTACCCTACACGATATCCACCTGTTACTGTAAATGTTGTTTGTCCACTATTCGCATAGAATGTTTGACGATTCAATAAACTTGTCATTGAATTTAAAACGTACACATTCGCAGCAGGTACGTTTGCACCAAATCCAACGATCTCAATAATAGAATTTAATGTCGCAGGATTTGTAAGAGTTACATTAACCCCGTCGGTTGCAGTATAATCTTCTGCACCGTATAATTTTAATCCGTTGTAGTATACATCGATATACCCTGGAAGATAACCAGACCCTGGAGAGAATGTTGTTTGTCCAGCAGTCGCAACAAATGCTTGTCGTGTACCCCATGCACTTGATGAGTTTGCAAGTGCAAATGCAGCATTAGCTTTATCAAATGCAGGTTGTACTTGAGGTGCTACGTTGTTTGCAGATAAAAATGCTGCGTTAGCATGAGCATATGCACCGTTCGCTTGTAAAAATGCACCATTAGCATAGATACCAGATGAACCACCACCTAAAGATTCGTAAGTTGTTCCGTTATTAGTGAATTGCCATGCCTGTGTAGATTCATTCCATATGAATGATACGTTTGGTTGGTTACCACGATCAACTTCAATACCTGCATTGAATAGGGGTGTTCCAGACTGATTAATCGCTGCATTGAGCGTAATAATATTGTCTTTAACTAAGAGTGTTTCAGTTTGTGCGTATACGGATGCGCCAACGACTGTAAGATTTCCCTGAACTTTTACGTCAGAGTTATAAACAGTTGTGTTGTTCGCATCGGTATACGAAAACTTCTGTATTTTATGTACGGTATTTCCTGATGTAGCCATTTAGTTATTTATGTTAGTGTTAACCAGTAAAATTGAATGTTCCTGAACCTGTAAATAAATGATACGTATATCCAGCAGAAGTGGTAATCGTTCCGCCAGTAGCTCTTTGTGTTGTTCCTGAGTAACGAATAACTACTATACCAGAACCACCTGCACCACCAGAAACTCCATATACTCCGGTTTTACCACCTGCACCACCACCGCCACCACCTGTATTCGTTCCTCCAGAAGGTGCTTGTGCATTTACATCATATGCTCCGCCTGCACCACCACCGCCAGTTCCTCCTGTAGATGTAGTTCCTGTACTATGCGTTCCTCCACCTCCACCACCTGACCAATATCCAGTAGGACTAAATGAACTAAATGCAGCATATAATATACCAATACCACCTGGACCACCACCAACGGTAGCAGCACTTCCAGCAGCTCCACCACCACCTCCTCCACCACCCCAAGCACCACTACCACTATGGAGTCCTCCAGGATATCCTTGACCTACTAATCCAGTTCCAACTCCACCGCCATTTGAACCACCACCCGAACCTCCAGGTTGTCCAGCACTTTGATTCGCACCCCCACCGTTACCACCACCAAGTGCAACAATATTTGTTCCTGTTGCTGCAGCAACAATTGATGAATTTGATCCAGGAGTTGAATTAGGTCCATTAGGAGATTGGTTACCAACACCTCCGCCACCACCAACGGTTACAGTATACGTGACTCCTATTGGGGTGTTTAATGAACTAGAATAAGCAACACCACCACCGCCTCCTCCGCCACCCATTGCCCATTGACCACCGCCACCACCACCTGCAACCACAACATATTCTAAAATAAATGTGTCCTGTGCAACAACAACCCAACCAGCAGAAGGCATATAAACTTCTACTACATTATTACTACTGTTGAAACGCATTGATCCTTTAGCAGGACTTGCTGGACGTTGTGCAAGTGTACCAATAGGTAATGTTAAAAATCCAGTAGATGTATTATTTGCATCATACTGAACACCTGAATTAGCTTTTGCAAACGCACCATTAGCATAAAGTGCTGCTGAGTTTGCAACATGGGATGGTGCATTTGCAACAATGAAAGCAGCGTTAGCATAAAGTGCCGCAGAGTTTGATGTACTAAACGCACCGTTTGCATACAGCGCAGCAGAGTTTGCCGTACTAAATGCAGGTTGTATTTGAGGTGCTACGTTGTTTGCACTATTGAATGCTGCATTTGCTTGTAAAAAAGATGCGTTAGCGTAAAGTGCAGCAGAGTTTGCCGTACTAAATGCAGGTTGTATCTGAGGTGCAACATTGTTGGCAGAAGCAAATGCTGCGTTTGCTTGTAAGAAAGATGCATTAGCATAAAGTCCAGCAGAATTAGCTTTACCAAATGCTGGTTCAATCTGAGGTGCTACATTGTTTGCAGATGAGTATGCAGCATTAGCCTGAACAAATGCTGCAGGTACTTGCTTAATATTTAATACCGTATTAGATGATTTTGTAGTTGCCATGTCTTATCTATTAGGGAATGATCTAGTCGGTGGTGTAAATGTTGTTGTATAACGTGCCGATCTTGTTATACGGAACTCTTGTATATGTCCATTAAAGTAACGTGTATTTGCATCATGCCAACGACCAATATAATACGAGTTTCCTAAATTACTTATTGCAGATGCACTAGTAAATGTTTGATCTACTTGTCCATTAACATAACCAGTAAACGTACTACCATTTCTTACCAATGCAACGTGTGTCCATGTTCTTAATGGAACTGCAATAGAACCTTTAGGGTTTCCTGGGTCAACACCTAATCTAATATCCCATGAACCAGATGTTGCTGATATAGCATATCCAATATACCCACTAGGATCAATACCAGCACCAAAACCAGTAATACCAGCAGATGAACAACATAATCCATCTGCATAAGTTGAATCTGTTACTGCATTTCTATAAATCCAACATTCCCAAGTAAAATTAACAGTTCCAAGAGGAGATGCTGCCGTTGCCGGTAAAATTAAATAATCTGCATTACCGTCAAGATAAGCTGAACCACCATTAAACTTACTTATAGTGTTATTTGATTTTGCATCACCAGAAGTTTCAAATATATTTTTTGCACTTGAATCTATGATTGCAGCATCAGTAAAGTTTAACAACATGGTAACTGCATTTGCCAAAGCACCTTGAGATGTTACTGTTAATGGTGCAGTAGGTGGGGTAAACACTTGAGTACCAACTGTAGTGCTAGATGTTTGATATGACGTAGGAATCGATCCAGTTATTAGGCGAACATCACTAGCCCAACAAGCAGGTATTATCTCACCACCACTTTGTAATGATCCAATTCCAACTTGTGTTTTAGTAATATCCGGAGTATATGAAGCTTCATACGCTGCTAGTTTTCCATTAATGAATAATCTCAAAGTGCTGGATGCATCTCTTGTATAGACTACGTGATTCCATTGTCCTGTAACATAAGCAGCTGAAACGTGATTACCATTACCGTAGAATGAATAATTACCACCAGTTATATAAAATGATATTGTGGATGCATCATTAATTGATCCAGTTCTTGAACTTACTAACTGACCACCACCACTTGTTGTTGTACCATAATGCCAAGCTTCCATGGTAAATGGACCAGTTCTAAACGCAAGATTCGATACTGATGGTGTTAGTAAATAATCTCCTGTACCATCAAAGTATACTCCACCTCCGGTATTTGCAGTAGTATAAACCGTGTTTGGAGCAAACGGAGAAAACGGTCTTACAAATGGTGTACTTAAAGCAGTTGCAGTAAATCCTGCACTTGAGTTTGCAGTCGAATTATCAATAAATTGATTGTTTTGACATGTCAATAATTTGGTATTTGTTACAACTCCTAATGTGGATGTTGGAACAGTATATGTTGTTAATGTTGGATCATAAAGTGCAGTACCATTAATTACACGAATATTTGATAATGAACCAGTTAAATATTGACCATCAGTACCACCACGAACACCTAATCCAACTGGATTTGAATCATCAACTAAAGAACCTGTTGGTGTTCCTGTAGCAATTCTTGCACCATTCATAAACAATGATAACGTCCCAGGTGATCCTGAACGAACTAAAGCGAAGTGGTTCCAAACACCCAAAGGAACCCCACCCGCTCCTGAAATTCTAGTTACAGTACCACCAATTGAAATTGCTGCACTTAGATTACTTGATTGAAAATCTACCATCCAAGAACTGTTACCATCATTTGCAACTACCCATTTTGAAATAATAGATGCATCATTTGATGGCATTGTAGAAACATTAAACCAACCTTCTACCGTAAATGCACTTGTTCCAAATTGAAATGCAGCGTTGTCTGCAAATCTTACTCCACTACTTCCATTAAAGAAAACACTCCACTTTCCAGGGTCAGCACTAAATGGTGTAAATGTACCTTGTGATACATTACCATTCCTTGTAATCATTAATTTATTGCGTGAATTATCAATTATTCCATGATTGTTATGTGGTTGACGATTCTGAAAAGTTAATAATCTTGTATTTGCAACATTTGATACCGGTGCCGTTGGAACAGTAAGTGTTGTTTGTGAAGTATCGTATGCACTTGAACCGGTTAGAATTCTTATGTTACTCATATAACCAGTCATTGCAGTTGCAGATGCTTGTCCCGCATAACCAATTGTAGCTGCTCCACTAGCATATGTTGTTGTGTCACTACTTCTAGTTGCAAGACGTATACCATCCAAATAAATTGACATTACACCAGAACGTCTTGCAAAACAAATGTGATACCATCTGTATGGATATAAAGTTCCTCCTGAACCAGTTGACAATAAAGATCCTGAACCAACTTCATCTGTTTTACCAGACAATAGGTATCCAGAAGCAGTTCCATAAACAATAGCATAACCCTGTTGAATACCAGCATTAAGTCCCAACATACCAAAACTACTTGGTACACTATTAAAGTAAGCAAAGAATTCGATAGAAAATTCTTCACTTGAAGTAAAGTCTAATATATTACTCGGTAGACCACTTATATAATCACCAGTTCCATCAAAAAAGATTGAACCTGTTGATGTATCTGTTTCTGTAAATGGACTAAAACCTACTACTTGTGGTGATCCACTTTGAGTAATACCAAATCCTGTTCCAGAATTTGCTGTACTATTATCTTTAAATGTATTATTTTGACATGTAAGTAATGATGTGTTTGTTATTGCTGTTAAAGGTGTTGTACTTGGTGTAAAGGATGAAGTGTATACAGCACTTCCTTTAACAATACGAGCATTACTAATGTAACCAGTAAATCCTTCCGTATTACCGTTTGCTCCAATACCTACGGTATTAGTGCTTGAAGCTGGCAAAGAAAAAGAAGTAGTTGTAGTAGAACACAAAACACCGTTTATAAAAAATCGTAATGTTGTGCCATCCCATGTTGCAGCAACATGCGTCCAAACATTTAATCCAGGTATAGTTGTTCCACTATAATAAGTGGTAGTACCGTTGTATATGTAAAGCTGACTATTATAGGTAGCTACACCAGTACCTTTTATTGCGAATTGCCATTCTACACTTCCGGTTATACGTTTAGCCATCAATCCGTTATCAGTATTGGAAAGTGAAGTTGGATATATCCAAGCTTCTAAACACCAACTAACGCTTGTGCTTAATTGTAATGCAGTATTATTAGGTGCAGTTATATAACTAGATCCATCAAAGTAATTACCCCAAGAAGTATTAAATGGACTAAAATTACTTCCTCGTGCATCAGCAACAACAATTAATGGTAAACTATTTGATGATTCATCTTTAATTACAGTATTCGCACTACCATGTATTAATAACATTGTGTTAGAAAACTGTGCATCAATAATTGGAGTAATTGTTAAACTAAATGTTCTTACGTTAGCATCTGCTCCAGGGTCAGTAGCAGTAACAGCAAATGTACTTGTTGTATTATCTGTAACTTCAGCAGGTGTTCCAGTAATAGTCGCATTAGCAGTAACAAACGATAAACCACTTGGAACAGATCCAGATGACAATGAATAAGTTATACTTCCACCATCAGGATCATATGCATTAACAGTAATCGGTGTGAATGTTTCTGCACTATATGATGTTAATGTTGGATTCGTATTCCATAATGGTGGACGATTTAATACAGTATAAGTGTAATTATTTGATGCAGTTAAACTACCTTGATCGGTACTTGTGATAGTGAAACTATATGTTGTATTCGTAGTTACAACAACAGGTGTTCCAGTAATGACACCGTTTGCACTTCCTAACGAACTATTAACTGGTAATGTTCCAGAAGAAACAGTATATGTTAAACTTCCACCGTCTGGATCGTAAGCAGAGATTGATGCCGAAGCTGCATTTCCAGAATAGATTGTTCCTAGACTTCCTGCCGCAGTATTAATTACTGGAGCTCGATTCAATACAGTATAACTGAATGTTCTATCAGTATTATTGTTTACTGTATCGTTTGCTTTAATTGTAAAGTTGTACGTTGTGTTTGCTAAGACTGAATTTGCAACACCTTGAATCAATCCGTTTGCTGTAGAGAAGTTTAAACCACCTGGTAATGAACCTGATGATATTTGATATGTTATTGCAGTACCTTCTGGATCTGTCGCAGACACATATACATTAACTGTATTTGCACCAAAGATACTTCCAAGTGTTCCTGCCGTAGTAATCCAGTTTGGTACACCACCTGCATCAATACAATCTAGTTTTGTTACAGTACCAGATTGCTGAACAACACGAACACTAATTGGTTCTTCTTCAACTTTAATTGCACGAGGTGTTGTTGCACGAACTTGTACTGAACTATAATAAGTTACAGTTGAAGCTAAAATTGCTGTACCGTTAGATGTTACAAAATAAACTTGTGCATCGGAAGTAAAATTCGATCCATTAATAGTAAATTCTGTTCCAGATGCACCACTATATGTTGAAGGAGATACTGTAGCTATACTTGGAGGTGCTGCAATAGGAAGCCATCCAGTTGGAGTGTATAATTCCATACCAGCAATGTCGGTATTGTAACGCATAGTACCCGCAACATTTGCTGATGCAACTCTTTGTGCGCTGTTACCTGATGGTAATCTGATACCATCTGTTCCAGCAAATATTTGATTATTTTTTGTATAGTCTCTTAAATCAGCCATTATGGGTTCTCAATTATTCTCCAACCGTAAGTTGCATTACTGTACACTAGACCGATGCCAGCGTTATTTGATGAAATGACTAGATCACTTGTACTTCCCATAACCTTGTTGCCATTTCCTTTGATGATACAGTTATTTATCGCAAAGTTTCCTGCCATGTCTACAATGCGAGCAGTATTTCCAAGACTAGGAGATGAATTTAAAGTAATATAAACATTTGCAGTAGTTGTATCTACAAGGAAACCTTCTGTCGTATTTGCAGTAGTGTTTGCACTAATTATCTTCCAAGTTATTCCTGTGCCTGAACCAGACGCAGCAGTAATCATTTGCGTACCGTCGTTGAAGTAAACGGTTGCAACATTGACTGCATTTGCTACCACATTTGAAGTTACAAATAATGTGTTAGTTGTGATTGCGTTATTAACTGATACATTGTTCCAAACATTCAACGAACCATAAATTGTACCACCACGTATTGATACTGCATTAGCAGGAGTGAACTCTGGACCAATACCAATAACTTCAATGATGTCACCAGTTTCAACAATTGCTGATTGCATTACGATAGTTGAACCATCACTTGCAAGTACGTCAGCTGGAATGTTTAGTTTAATACCGTTTAAGTATACATCAACAAAACCAATCTTGTATCCACCAGTTACAGTAAATGTAGTCTGACCATTTGATACTGCTGTTGTTGCGTATCTTGTTGCGAGATATAAGTTATCGAGGTAGGTATACAATGTACCTATTTTTTCAACCTCAACTATATCACTTACTTCACATGCAACTGTTAATGTTACAGATGTCCCATCAAGTGCAACAAAGTCATTAGTTTCTTTTAAACGTAAACCGTTTAGATATACGTTTACATTACCTGGAGTATAGACTGTAGCGAATGATGTTTGTCCTGCTGTCGCAGTAAATGTAACTTTTTCATATCTTGTATTTGCATCGACAACATATGTCGTTGCAGTTTGAATATCAACTACGTCACCATCTAGTAGTGTCGGATTTAATATGTTAATGCTTCCAGCTGGATTAGCTGTATAATCAGCAGGACTTAACTTAATTCCGTTTACATAAACATCAGCATATCCTTCTATGAATGATGTTGTAGTATTAAATGCGGTTTGTGCAGCAGTTGCGGTATACGAATTTCTAATAATCGTACCCAATGCAGCCAACGCAACGGTTGCCGCAGTATTAGATGCACTTGTTACACGACCATACTCATCTACGGTAAATACAGGAAGAACAGTTGATCCACCATATGTTCCTGAAGTTACACCCGAAGTTGCCAAAGATAATGCAACATTACCAGTTGGAGAGTTGGCAGTAATGAAACTGCTATTGACAATATTCGTCCCTGATGGTATACTAACAGTTGTGTTAGCGATACTAATAACACGACCATAACCGTCGGTTGTAATTGTTGGAATAACGGATGAACCACCATATGTACCAATGTTAAAATTAACATTAGCCAATCCAATTCTTACGTTACCGAAATTTGAATTTGTTGTAAGTTGATCGGTGTTCGGGAAAATATATGTCCCAGGAGGAACAGAAATCGTGGTGTTAGAAACTGACTGTACACGACCGTAACCATCAACATTAATAACTGGAATTGCAGTAGCACCACCAAACGTACCGATACTTGCGTTTACATTTGCAAGACCGATTTGTATGTTTCCAGTTGATGTGTTCGTATAAATCTCATACGAGTTTGCAGTAATAGTGAATACTGCTGCGTTTGCCTTAGCAAATGCTGCGTTTGCAGTATTGTATGATGCATTTGCATGAGCACGAACATACGTGTCAATAGAATTGTTTGCAACATTAAATGCAGCATTCGCATGAGCAAACGCAGCATTGGCATATGTACCTGTTACATTTTGTGAACCATACGCAGCATTTGCTTGTACGAAAGAACCGTTGGCATATAAGGCAGCAGAATTCGCAACATCAAATGCAGCGTTTGATTGTACGAACGAACCATTCGCATACAACGCAGCAGAGTTTGCCTGACTATAAGCAGCATTTGCATAAACGCCAGTAGTATTCTGTGAACTGTATGCAGCATTTGATTGTACAAATGCACCGTTAGCATAAAGTGCTGCCGAGTTTGCGACATCAAATACAGCGTTGGCTTGTATGAACGCACCGTTAGCATATATCGCAGCAGAGTTTGCTTGATCGTATGCAGCGTTAGATTGTACAAAAGCACCATTGGCGTAAAGACTTGCAGAGTTTGCTTGTGCATATGCAGCGTTTGCTTTTAAGAATGCTGCGTTTGCATATGGAGACTGTGCAGCAGAATTTGCAACTTCATATGCAGCATTCGCTTGTATGAACGCACCGTTAGCATAAAGTGCAGCAGAATTTGCTTGTGAATATGAACTATTTGCATATACACCAGTTACGTTCTGACTTGCATACGCAGAGTTCGCTTTTAGGAACGCAGCATTAGATTGTACAAAAGCACCATTCGCATATAAGGCAGCAGAGTTTGCTTGGTCATATGCAGCATTGGCTTGAACAAATGCGCCGTTCGCATAAAGTCCTGCACTAACCGCTTTACTGTCTGCCGTATTTGCAGCAATGAAAGCACCGTTGGCATATATCGCAGCAGAGTTTGCTTGATCGTATGCAGCGTTAGCATAAACACCAGTTGTGTTTTGACTTGCGTATGCAGCGTTTGCTTTTAGGAATGCTGCGTTTGCATGATCGTTGACTGCAATTACAGTTGTATTAGTAGTATTAGCAACTACTGAAAAATTGTTTATCGTTTCAAATGCAGCATTAGCATGAATGAAACCGGAGTTTGCATGTAGGTATGCATTGTTCGCATATGTTCCTGTTACATTCTGACTTGCGTATGCAGCGTTTGCCTTAATAAATGCAGCATTCGCTTGAACAAATGCACCATTCGCATACAGAGATGCAGAGTTCGCTTGTGCATACGCAGCATTAGCATAAACGCCAGTTGTATTTTGACTTGCGTATGCAGAGTTTGCTTCTACAAACGCAGAGTTAGCATACAATGCAGCAGAGTTTGCTTGATCGTATGCGTTGTTTGCATAAGTACCTGTTACGTTTTGTGATGCATACGCAGTATTTGCTTGTAGGAATGATGCGTTTGCATAGTATCCAATCTCAACACCACGAACTCGAACATATTCAGAATGTAGATTTGCATTAAGTGTGTCAATTACAAACGATGGATCATCAACATTAATGTTATTATTTGCAGCAATGTCTGGTGTGTATTCTTTGAACAGATGCCATTCTTTTGTTCCAGCATCACGTATTAGACCAGTATGTGCATTAGTTCCATTGTTATAGTGACCTGCAAAACCAATATCTAAAATGTCAGTAGTGTAGTTGTTTATACCTAAAACTAATAACGTATCACTTGCAACAAGTGTTCCAGCATCTACAAAGAAAGTATTTCCGAGTGCATATATGTTACCAGTAATAGACAAGTTACCTTGAATAGTAACATTACCAGTAATTAAACCACCAGTATTTGCATTAAGTGAATTGTTTGCACGTACATAAGCATTGTTCGCATAAGTTCCAGTTACATTCTGACTTGCATATGCAGAATTTGCTTTTAAGAATGCTGCGTTGGCATATTCGCCAGTTGTATTCTGTGATTCGTATGCAGAGTTTGCTTTTATAAATGCAGCATTTGCCTGAACGAAAGCACCATTTGCATACAAGGATGCTGAATTCGCTTGTGCATACGCAGCGTTAGCATAGACACCAGTTGTGTTCTGTGAACCGTATGCAGCATTCGCTTGAATAAACGCACCGTTGGCATACAAGGACGCAGAGTTCGCTTGTGCATATGCAGCGTTAGCATAGACACCAGTTGTGTTTTGACTTTCATATGCAGAATTTGCTTCAATGAAAGCACCGTTTGCATAGAGACTTGCAGAATTTGCTTGTGCGTATGCAGCATTAGCATAAACACCTGTAGTGTTTTGAGAATCGTATGCCGAGTTTGCTTCAATGAAAGCACCATTCGCATATAACGATGCAGAGTTTGCTTGTGCATACGCAGAATTTGCTTTTAGGAATGCTGAGTTTGCGTAGACACCCGTTGTATTTTGTGAATCATACGCAGAGTTAGCCTGAACAAATGCACCGTTTGCATAGAGACTTGCAGAGTTTGCTTGTGCGTATGCACTATTCGCTTTTAGAAATGCTGAGTTTGCGTAGACACCCGTTGTATTTTGTGAATCATACGCAGCATTAGCTTGTACAAAAGCACCATTCGCATATAACGATGCAGAATTTGCTTGTGCATATGCAGCGTTAGCATAGACACCTGTTGTGTTTTGTGAATCATACGCAGCGTTTGCTTTTAAGAAAGCAGAGTTTGCATAAACACCTGTTGTGTTTTGTGAATCATATGCGGAATTTGCTTTTAAGAAAGCAGAATTAGCATAAGCTGCTGCTGAATTCGCTTGATCGTATGCATTGTTCGCATAAGTGCCTGTTACATTTTGTGACGCATACGCACTATTGGCTTTTACGAAAGCGGAATTAGCATATGTGCCAGTTGTATTCTGTGAACCATATGCAGCATTCGCTTGAACAAATGCACCGTTAGCATATAAAGAGGCTGAGTTTGCTTGTGCATATGCAGCATTAGCATACGTACCTGTTGTGTTCTGACTTGCATACGCAGAGTTAGCTTTTAGAAACGCAGCATTAGCATACGTACCTGTTGTATTCTGTGAACCATATGCAGAGTTAGCGTGCAAGTATGCATTGTTCGCATATGTACCAGTTACGTTTTGTGAACCGTATGCAGAGTTTGCTTGTAGGAACGCAGCGTTAGCATAAACACCTGTAGTGTTTTGCGAACCGTATGCAGAGTTAGCATGGTCATATGCCGTGATAAGATTCTTAGACCAAAGACGATTCCCTGGTGTTGAAGTATCATAGACTAATACCCAACCGTTGGCACTTGCTGTACCTAGGTTAGGTTCTGCATCACTAAGATGTAGAAATGAGTAACGATCTGCCGGTACACTTGCGGCATTTGTTGTTACTGCTCTACCACTTAATAGTATCTGTTTATTACGCATTAGCAGTTTCTAGTATTGACAATGTTAATTCAGCAGCATTTATTCTATCTGCTTGGATAGAGAAACCATCTCCAGATTCTAAAACAAGTTTACCAGTCAACAAGCTACCAGCATCCTGAATAGGAATCTTTACGTTTGCAATCAAACGAGTATTGTTCGCACCACGACGATGTGCTGCTGTTACGGTAACTGTTGAAGTGTCAATATTAGAAACTTGTGCTAATAGAACTACAGTAGTAACTCCAGGAGGAGCCGTATATACAGTATTAGCAGAATTTGTTATGTTTGTTATTACAGTTTTAAACGAATTTAGTGGGATATTACTTGCCATTTTAGCCTTCCAATGCTAGAATAAACGGAGTCAATTCTGCATATAAACTTTTACTGAATGTTCTACCAGAAATAGTACCTGTAGTTTGTTCGATAATTAAATCAGACACTTGAAAATCTCCGTTTTCATTTGTTGAAGTGCAGAATACCGCACCACCATTTGCTCTTACAATCTGTGCTTCACTATTTGGTACTCCGCCATTTCTCGGTAATGCAGTTGTTAATGTTGTTCCTGCTCCAACAAATTCAAACGTCTGTCCTGATGCACGAAGTTGACTTTGTTGATAAAATCTAATTGTTGTTCCAGTAGTAAATACATTATCCAAAGAATTCTTCAGACTTGTTATAGTGCTTCCAGCAACTGGAAGTTCTGATGATGTCACATAATAATAAGTATCTGATGTATCACCATCAACATATCCAACTAATCCAACATAAGGTACGTTTGCAGTAACACTCATGTAAGGATCGGTATTAACTGATATGTTATTTAGATTGAGTGTAAAGTCGTTAATATTTCCAGCAACACTTAATGTTGCAGTCATAATTAATGCACCACGACCATTTGCCATCAATCCACGATTACCAAAATTGACGTTACAGTTACCCATCGATGCAGTACCACCACTCTCTGCTAAGAATGCTGTATCGCAGAAAATACCGAACATAGAAACTAACTGTGCATAACCATCATTCAATACGTGGAATCCGATTCCTCCAGTATTAACTTGAGTAAATTGTGCAGATACCATACTCTTATTACCGGTTGCACGAGCACCATCTACTTTTAATCCAGTACCAGTCGTTGTTCTTGATGAACAAACATAAACGTATGGTGATGCAGTAATGAATGTAGTCCATCGTGCAGTATTCGCTGCAGGAGATGTTCTTTTCTGAATAAAAATTTTATATACGGAAGTATTGTCTGGAACATTACTCCAAACACTATCAACCATAGCAACTTTTGTTGTTCCGTTGTAACTTGTTATTGTTCTTGTTTGACCTGCGCCAGTTCCACCAATAATACTAATTGTCATTTCGGTGTAGTAATTCATTAAAGATTCTTCACCAAAAGCTAAAGTTATACTATTCGTATTACCTGTTTGTGCAGTATAACTCACGATTTGATGGTCTGGAAATGCACATGCCGATGCTGTATAATTCTCAAATCCCATGTTGGTAATCAAACAATTATTATTCAACCAGAATATATCTTTTGTTGGATCGATAGGTCTAATAATTGTTGAACGCTCACCGTCACCACGAACATCAACTCTTTGTGGCACTATGATTGGTGTAATCTCATCATATGTTCCAGCAGCAATGAATACTTTCATTCCTGGTCGTGCAGCATTTACAGCAGCACGAACTGTTCTCTTAGGACGTGTGATTGCATATCCATCATATGAATCGTCACCGTTTGGAGAAACAAATATTTGTGAACCTGAGTTACCTTGTGCAAGTTCTGTTAAACCGATAGTAATAGTATTTGAACTATCGTTACCAGTAACTAATACTCCACCAAAACCACTGATGGTTAGAGTGTCATTATTACTCTGTGGAGTTACTGGTGTACCATTTGCAGTAAATGTTACGAACGCATTTTGTACAGAACCAATGTTCCAGTACAGATTTCCATCATGTGTAAATGTCCAACGATCAACTGTTTCATTCCAGATGATCTGAGAATTTGGTAATAGACCACGATCAATTTCAATACCAGCATCTCTAATTGGAAGTGATGTCTGACCAATCGCAGCATTAAGAGTGATAATATTATCTTCAATTAATACTGTTTCAGTTTGAGTGTATAACGTATTGCCTTGAACATTCAAGTTACCGGTAATAATAATATTACCTTGAATTGTTTGATCTGTTCTATCAGTCTTAACAACTGTTTCATCAACAAAAATATCTACAGTATTATTTGAATCATGTGCATGTGTACCAATACCATCACCACCACCAAACGTAAGGGTTTCAGTACGAGTCTCTAAACTTCCTGTACCATAGTCACCTGTAAACGATAATATTGTATCTACGGCTACGTTTCCAGCAAAGTATGCTATACCATTTGCATAATACTTAATAATTGGTATTGTGCGATTACCACCATACGTTCCAGCAGCAATACCAGAATCATCAAGTTTTAAAACGATGTCTGCATTTGCAGTACCATCATATAGATTACTTGTATTCCCTACATCACCAGAGATGTTAATATATCTTTTTGTTTGAAACTGTGTAGCAGTATTTGCATTACCATATACAGGTGCGTTAATTGCGTTCGCAGTAAAATTACCATACTGGTCACGTTCAACTAAAGTATTCGGTAAAGGTAAAGAAGTTCTATTCTCAACTGCTGTCGTGACTGTATGTCCGCCAATATTGAGAGTAGTATTTGACGATGTACCAATGAAGAATGTGTTTGATACGAACGAGTAAGCAAGTTCGCCAACATTTAAAGATGCTGGTCTACCATTGGCTGTAGAATATTTTATTTGTATAACTGTATTACCGAGTGCCATTAGAATGTTCCTCCTCTAAGGACTGGTAATGCTTTGATAGTGTATTTCTGTGTTAAAGAATCATACACTAGAACTTCTCCATTATCTGGGTCAGCAGCATCAACGTCTGCAATCTGTGAAAGATATATGGATGGAGTTTTTGCAATTTGAACCGAAGTAACCGCAGTTTTATTCGGTTTTATCTGTACTGTATAATTTGCCATTTATCTGGTAACATTCGGTAGAACGGTTACGATCCCTTCAAATATTCTTGTAACATCACCAGAGTTATTTTCTATTTCAACGTCATACACATAACGACCAGGAGATATGTTAGAAGTATTTGCAGCAGTCATCGCCATGGTAATTAAACCAATTGATGGTGCAGTAACAGTAACAGTAAAATCGTATTTTGAATTCGCATAGTACGATTTACGCATCTGCGAACGTGCTGTGTATCCAGTTAAATCTTGTTCGATGCCCTGGTCATCTTTAACTGTGATTTGACTACTAAACGTAGCGCCTTTTTCTAATGTGAGTTCAACAAAATCTGCCATGGTTTCTCCCGTTTATCGTCTATTTAGTCAAACTAAAACGGGAGAAAGGTATTAACTGAAGTAAGGTG